CAAAGCAATGGTTTCGTGGGTATAGCGAGTGGACCAAGCTTCCTGTGCGGTGTCGTAAGCGATGGCAGAACCTTCGTTCTTAACAGGAGCAGCACCGAAACCGGAGAGCTTCTGTTCTTCTTCAAAGGAACGGTCAGAGCTTTCAACTTCAAACAGTTCTTTCCACTCTTCGCCATAACGATCATATTCCAGACCGAAGAGGGCGTTGAGGCCGGGGAGTAGCTCTTTAAGTAATTGAGCGCGTGAAATAGCAGCCATTGATTATATCTCCTTAGATTCCAGTAGCCTGACGGTAGAAGTGCATCGCGGCATTGTAGATAACCTGAACCCGCGTAAAGGTGCCATCAGGCAGAACACTTTCCGGCACAATAGAGACAACCCGGAAGGGCAGTGTGTTGGTCGTGTTGACTGAAGCAAAGTTAGCGGACACGGTGCTGTTGCCGCCTGCATTTACAAAAGTAGCAGGCTGATAGTAGCCGATGTTGTTACCAACAGTAGCCTGAGTCGCTGCACTTGCGGTGTAGCGGTCCCCAGAAGCATTGGTCAGAGTGATCTCGAAAATAGCATCGGGATCGTCAACAACGACAGCAACTGCATCAGAAGCTACGGTACCAGAAGCCCAATTCTGATCGAATAGCTTGTACTTCAAGGTAGGATCGGTGAAGCTGCATCCAAGGAAAATACCAACAGGAGCCAGAGCAAAAGCTGCCTTAGCACCAGAAGCGGTATCAACACGAGCAATGGTACCGGTGCTAGCAACAGTCACCAGATCACCAAAACCGATGTTCTGAGCATAGCCAGAGACAATCGGAATAGAACGAGTGGCACCTGAGTAAACACGCCCACCTAGCAGGTTTACCGGCAAAAAACCGGTAGGGCCGGGATTAAAAACACTAGACATAATTAACTCCTAAAAGTTTTTAAGCGGCCCTTCTATATCAGGAACCGCGACCAAAAGATACTTTCGATTGCTTCTCAGAAAAGAGAGGCATTCTTGGATCACTCTCACGCAGAAAGTTGTTATCAACTGACTGCATACCGGATTGGGTCTGGTTTTCGTAATACGCTTTCCGTGCCTTAGCATTTTCAACCGTAGTCTTACACAGCACCAATCCACCAATTTCGATCAGTCCAGTGGCTTGCAACCCGAAGGCTACAAGGTCATTCGCAAATTCGGGATGATCTTCGGCTTTACAGGGTTCCCAGCCCTCGCGTCGGGCCTGAGCCATATTGCGATGATCTGCTTCTCCCATCATGGATGCGCGTTTCCAGTGGAATACATAACCATCTTGCGGCTCCGGTATAGGAAGGTCAGAGGCGGGTCTCCAAGATACTTGACGTACATCGTGCTCCCGAGTTTCCATTGAGCGTGGGGGTCTTCCTACTGGATTAGCCATTATTCATCTCCTTTGCTGCATACTTAGCGTAAGTTTCTAACGGTACACCAAGGCGTTTTGCGATTGCCACTTGACTGGCGGTTAGCGTCACTTTCCTGCTTCCAGTGCTTCTGGAGGCGGGTGCCACGGTTGACGATTTGCGTGACTTTGTAAAGTTTTGCGGGAAAACTTCCCTGATGCGGCTGTCGATCTTCTGATAATACTCATCGGAAGTCGGATCAATACCGTTGTTTACCAGCTTCTGATGCAGGCCATACGCGAATGAGGTCATTTCCTCATCTTTGCCGAACCAAGGGTTGCGTGATGCCCAGTCTTCTGCGCGATAATCACGAGGTGCCGGTGCGGGCTGCTCATATTGCTGCTGTTCAGGTTGACTATATACAGGACTATTTTCGTTTTGTCTAGTATTTTGTTGCACTGCCGCTGCAATTTGATTCTGAAGCTGCGCTTTCTGTATAGCCGCCTCATTCAACTCGCGTTGTGCTTCCAGTACACCATCCGTATCGCCGGTTTCATAGGCTTTACGGTATTTATCTTCTGCTAGCTTTTGCGCATACTCAAGCTTACTTTGAGACTCGCGGGCATACTCCTGCTGACCCCAAGATAGCGTCTGTTTTAGACGCTCATACTCTCCATACACCGTTCTAGCGAGGCGCACCGCCTCTTCATTCTGTCTTGCCAGCGCTTCTTTCGCTCTTCGCTCATCATGAATCTTATGATTCAGCTGGTTAATGCGCTTCTTAACCTTCTCCGAGTAATTTTCGATCTCGTCTTCATGAGCCTCATCATCTGTCGCCTTTAATGGTTCTCGGCCTTGGTCTTCTTCAGGCGTATCGTCTACGACTTCAATTTCTACCTCGGGCAATTCCGCACCGACTTCCAAATCATCACCAATCTTTTCTGTTTGCATGAGTTATTCCTCAAGTTTAATAAGCGCGGTTAATTCCTCTCGGGTCAGACACTACCGCCTGTACCATGTCGTCGTTCACCATGACGAACTCTTTCCCATTCACGGAGAAACGGCTACCGGCGTAAGCGCCTAGCAAAACAAAATCGCCTTCCTTACACCACGGACCTGTAGGAAATTTTGCTTCATCCTTGTACGCCATATCGCCTACCTTCAACACAAATCCTACTACGGCTCCCGCTTCTTCCCGGCGAATAAACTCTTTAGGTTTAACAATGCCCCCTTCTGTCTTCTCTTCGATTTCGGGCTTGACGACGAGGATTTTATACCCCACAGGGTCTGGTAATTGCGCTGCCAGTTTGTCACTTGTTTCCTTTGTTTTGTCTACGTCAATGTTAGCTGCAGAAAGTGCGGCGTTTTCCATTAGTTAGCCTCTTCGTATTTAAGCAGGTCTTTCAGTCGATCACTCGCGGAGGTTAGACCCGTAATCACCCCTACGAGATGCTGATACTCAGCATAGTCCTTGATATGCCCTCTAACGAGAGCGTTCTTGCGCGTATCGATAGCTTCTTCTAGCTCCTTGAGTACTATGTCTACTACGTTCATTTTTTAGCCTTCGGTGGTTGCTGTGATTTGTTCTCTCCCTGAAACGTATTAAATGCTCTATCCTTTTCCTTCTCGCCCGTGTTGTATTCTCTTTCCTCGGCCTTTTCCCCTACCCCGTAGAGTTTCTCGGCTACTTTGAGTCCTACGTCGATGTTTTTCTGGGTGGTGGAGGTCTTATCCTTTTCTCCTTGAATCATCAGCTTGTTTTCATTGTTCATCATGGCAATCTGCATCTCGTTCTGCAATTTAGCCATCTCAATCTCGTACTTCTGCTGGATTTCCTGCTGCTTAAGTTGAAGCTCCTGCATCTGCATCTGAACAATCGGGTCTTGCTGCTGTTGTTGAGCAATCTGCGCCTGTGTTTCCGCCTGATTTCTTTGTAGCGCCTGCGTCGCTGCCTGCGCAGAGATGACGCTTAGCTGTCTTTCGGCTTCTGGATCAAGCTTTTGCTCTGGATCAGGCAGAGGCATACCTAGTTGCGCTTCTACTTCACGACGATACTGGAACGCTAAATGCTCCATAATATGGGCTTGTGCCGCCTGCATGATCGCCTGCGCGTTCGGGTTCTGTCCCATTGCTTGCGCAATCTTGGGGTCTTGTATGGCTGACTGGTGTACGGCTAGATGTGCCGCGTGATCCTGCTCAATAAAGGCTTTTACGGGCTTCTGATTCATAATGTCCATATTCTCCGACACTGGGTCGGTAGACACCAAGTCATCTTCCGTTTTGACGATCTTATCTGCGTCCTTGATACCCATCACCTCCAACATCTGGCGGTGTAAAACGGGCAGGTCATAAATTTGCGGAGACTGCTGAGCTAGCTGAATAGCCGCCTGATACTGAATAATCCTCTGAGCCATCGTTGCGGCATTGGGATCAGAAACAGGTAGCACCTCTACCATATCGTAGTCGGACTTTTTAGCTTCCGGCCCTACGTTGTACTCAGGCATGTAGTCGTATTCAGGGGCTGTGTACTCTTTAATAAGGTGAGCAATCAGCTTGAACTCTTGCGCCATCGCATAATGGACCCGCGCCTGCACCGCAGACATAACCTTGAGCGTCCGTTCCAAAATAGCTAGGGTAGTACCTACCGGCGCTTCACCCCCCATCGCATCAAACTTTACATCAGCTACCGCCGCCAGCCTGCGCCCTTCATCCACCACATTTTGAAGGAGTTGAAAGAGCGTTGCACTGGGCTCTTTATAAGGAAGAGGCATGATATTGTCTCGGATCGTGGCGCTTGCCACGTCCACATCGCGCCATTCCCCCGGCATAATCGGAGTGTCATCTCCTTTTATACGCATACCTTTGGTCTTGAGCCCTCCGGGAAGATTGGACAGCGTACCCGCGTCAATCAACTGCCTTACGATACTCGTAGCACTCTTGGCAAACCCGCCCACCAGATGAATCAGACCATAGCCATAGGCTCCAAAGCCGGGAATGTACGTGTATTGCACGAAATGCTGTTTAGCCCGTTTCAGAGGGTCAAATTCATCCCAATTACGTCGAACAGCGAGGATTTCTTGGCTGCTTTTCTCTATCGTAACCACATAAGGGAGGGCTATACCTGTGGGTTCACCCGTCTCATCATCTACATCCTCATACCCCGGAATGTCTAATTCCGTATGTATCTCTAGGATTCTGTATCTGTCATCGTTGATTGCACTGAAACCTTCAGCATCATCCTTGCGCTTCTGAATCTCATCTATGTCCTTGCTGGGCTCACTGAGCTCAATGTCTCTATAGAACCCTGCATACTGCAGCTTTTTCACCTCATTTGGTGTTTTACGCATGAGGTGCGTGACTCTCGGTGCGGTACGCGCATCGCTGGCTCCATAGGGAATATAGAGGTCTTCAGCGGGTACAAACATACTCACCTGCCTATTGAGGGAGGGGTCGAAGTAGACCTTTTTGAACGCAGCACCAGCTAAAGAGAGACTCCACAGCATCTTTTCGTGCTCTGGACGAAACTCCTGCATCTTTTCAGTCAGCTGGTAGTTCATATCCTCTGCCACACGGACAGCGGCCTCCTCATTCTCTCGCGTTTCCTTCCCCATGATCTTGGTTTTTACCGGACCTTGTGCCGGGAAGGTTTCTGCAATCATCTCCGCTTGGAATTTAATAGCGGCTTCAGTCAACATCGGATGGTATACACCGCATGCACCGTTCCACGGCTCAGTACGTTCTTCGATCTTCAGACCCAACAAGTCGAGCCCATCTACATAGGTCTCTTCCCACTCTCTACGAGCGTTCTTGTCATTATCGAAGTCATCCAACAAATCAGCAGCGAGGGAAGCTAACTCACTCCCCTCAATGTACTCGGCAAGGTTGGCATCAAACGAAGGCTCTTCCTCTATTTCAAGAGTGATCTCATCCACCAACTCTCCCTCTGGATCACCAATAACAATCTCAATGGGGCTATCATCCTCTTCCTGCATCAGAGGAGACTGCGGAATCATCGCCTTATCTACGTTACTCAGAGGAAGAATTGCCATTTGGGTGCCTGCGGTGGTGAGTTAGAGAATTTCGAGGAGCTTCTCAAGATAATGTTTGGCCTTTTCGTAGTCTTCCTTTGCTGGGCCTTTATCTCCAGCCCTCATTATATACTTGATCGCATTGCCTTTGTAAAAGCCGATAGCCTGTGCATGAGGCAGAGTGTCGATCACATCCCACGGCTGCACTCGTTTGTCTTTGTAGTGTGACCCACCTACTTGGTAGTCGTTAGCTTTTTTCTCTGCACTTTCTCTTTTTTCTGTTTCTTTTACTAATTCGTTCTCTGC